TTGCTTGGTTAGGTCCTGGTAATTCGCTCCCAGGGACAGTTTCTCCTGCTCCAGGAGAATCAGGTCTTACTACTTCTGGCTGTACATTTGTAGGATATTGAGGGGATGAAGGAGGTATAGCCCCAGATTCAAGAGAATAATCACTAAAATTAATGTTAACATGTATAAGATTATCTCTAAGATCATAAACGTATAATTCTACACGATCTCCTGGTTTACCAAAAGATTTTAGTATATTTGTTTGAGCTACTGAACTTTGTTTAAGAACAAGAGATTGATTCTTTTTTATGTTTAATATGTTTTCCATCTTAACTATCTAAATTATATTCGTAAGTACCTAAAGGAGAAGCAGCATTTTGGTTAAATGAATTTGTATTAAATATATTAGGGATTGAAAGTCCCTCAGGTGTTACAGGGGGTTCCTCTATATGTGCCATTACATTATAATTGTTTGTTTCCGGGATAGATGAATTAACTCTTAAATCAGGTTGTTGAGGATAAATATTTATATTATCTAAGGGATCATTTGGATTTAATCCAGGAGTAAACCTATTTATATATGCTATATCTATGTTTAAATCTTCTTGTGAATTTATGTCAGGACCTGGTAAAATTCCCTGAATAGCTTCCATACTTAATAGTACTGAGAAATCTTCATTAGGGGTATCTTGGGTATATCCTGCTCTAGTTTTTAATAAGTCAAATACTTCATCGCTTTTTATTTGTCTTCTTCTACCTGACTGCATGTAGTATCTAAGAGAAGGTTCTGTCCTAGCTTGGATAACTGTACTGTTATTAGGGAGGAAAGGGTGTTCTTCTTCAATAGAATCTATTTCCCATTGCAAGTCTTGTACTTGTTGTTTTAAGTCTTCTATTTCTAGGTCTTTAGGATTTGGTGGTGTTCCTGCGTATTCTGTGCTTGCGTTTACTATAGTAGTATGTGAATGTTTTCCTTTTTTTTCAATTTCATAAAATAATTGATAATATAATTCAAAAAACTCCTCTATATTGTATTTTTTTACTTGAAGTTCTTTAAAGTCTCCATCTAAATTCTCTTGAGATCTTTTAGATCCGTATATATCATGACTAATTATAATTTTTCTAGATGCCATATCCTAATATATAAAATTAAATCCTGGGTATGCTAATTTTTGATTACTTCTAGTAGCATTACTCATAACTATTGACCAATTATTTGTAAATACTTCTGCAGGTAGGCTCAATGTTGATGCTATCTGTGCTGCTTCAAAAGAAGATATGTTTGATATAGCTTCCATCCCTCCTGCTTGTTCTATAATTTGTGATGATAATGGGTATTTTACAGCTGCTTTTATTCTATCAAGTTGATTGAAAGGAGCATAATCTTTATTTAAAATAACATAATATTGAATTACAAAATTGCTATATCCTCCCCCTGCTAAATTTGCAAAATCTATTCCTGCTTTTACTGCGAATAAATTGCTCCATCCTCCTTCTTGTCCTAAGGGAGGTGTTATATAATATATAGGCTCACCATAAAGCCCACCACGAGGCCCTTGCCACCCATTCCATTCTACACTATCATTATAATATACATTAGTTGAATCATCAAATACTTCTTCCCATAGTTTTGTTTGAATTTCTAATTCTGCTTCATCATTCCATCCATGGTCTTTGTAAGGTAACCACCAGGAAGTATCTGTTGCTCTTTCATTTGGTTGTACTTTAGTTGTGCCATAAGAAGATGCCCATAATGTTTTCATACTATAGGGAACTCCTGGAAGATCATGGTATTTATATATTATATTTCCTAATTCATCTACCCAATTTCCAAATGCATCTTTTCTTATGGGTTCTCTTAATTCTTTTTGTGTATTTTTTATTATTTTTTCTTGTGTAAATCCTTGCTTAACATTTAAAGATAATATGTTTTCATTAGTATTTGCTCTATATTTTATAGTAATAGTATCTCCGGGAAATATCTTTTCTGTAGTTTCTTTACTATCTCCAGGAACAACAATATCCAAAGAGGTATATTCTATTTCACAATAACTAAATCTTGGTTGATAAGCTTCTGTATTAAACATTTCTGCTGAGGAAAAAACGGGAGCTAAATCAGAAACATCTGATCCTTCTAAACACGTTAATTCTGATTCTATATAATCTGTGATTCCTTGTAATGTTATATCTAAGTCTGTTGCTTGCCAGTTCATAAGATTTAGATCTTTATCTACAACTATAGGAGGACCATCTAATATACCATCTAAAGTTGATATTTCTAATAGTTGACAAATATCATCGTCAGAGTCATCATACTCGTTTGAGGATGCTCTTTTTAAGGCTTTATAAGTGTTATAGTTTTGAATTTCTCTCTTAACACCATTTTGCATAACCCATATAGGAAGTCCATCTGAATTTCTTGCAGGAGATCTTAAAAAGGTTCCGTCAGGATACATAGGATGTTGATTGTTTTCTCTATTTAATTTATTTAATAGTATTTCATTTAGTTCATTTATTTGGTCAAATAAGTTATCTATAACCTTATCTCTCCAATCTATATAATTATTTAAATAGTCTTGACTTTCTCTTATTAACTGCCAATGAGATAGGCTAGCTGGGTCTTCTGTAGCTGATGTATCTGTTGGTTCTCCTGATCTTTGGATTTTATAAAATAATTCTCTATATATATTAAAAAATCTTTCTACATTAACATTAGGCTGTGATCTTAAAAGACTAGAAAAATCTCTATCAAGAGAATCTGTGAGTTCTTTATTATTGTATACAGTTTTACCCAAAACCATTTTTTGTTGGCGTTCTGGTACAAATTTGTCATCATATCCTATACCTATTTTTCCCATTATCTAACTACTTTAAAATAATAATCATTATCATAAACGGCAGTTCCTTCATTATTTTTATGTTTAAATAATAAACGATAGTATCTTTCTGGTTGTAATCCTTTCATATAAATTTTAAAATACATCCCATTATTATCTGCACTCATTTTTGTATTAGAAGTATCAAAAGGGATTACTTCTTCTTCTGTATATGCATCTCTTATGCTGTAGTAGGAGCTTGTTGTAAAATAACCTACATTTAAATAGTTTGAAGATGTTGAAAAGGTTCTTGTTGGGTATTTATCTCTTACATGAATTCTAAATGTTGCAATATCATTTTGATTGTATTCTTCTTTATTTCTATAAAGACAAACATCTAACTCTCCACTTTGTTTTGCTGAGGATTGTTTATTATGGGTACTGTCATCCCATTTAAAAACCATTTTAGGAGGATAAATTGTTTTTGTTTCTACTGAAAAATACTGCATTTCACCAAAACTAGCTGTGGTGTTAGATTCAACTGAATCTGGTTGTTTTATTAAAAACCCATAATTTTCAACACCATCAGGATAAGTATTACTTGCAAATAAACTACCACTCCATTTTTTAACTATATCAGTTACATCTATATCTGTATTTAATTCACTCCCAAATAAAAATTGTTGTGTTGCTTCAAATCCACTACCTGTATACCACATCCCCCCACCGTGTGTCATTTTAAATTCTCCACCAGAACTGCTTATAGATCCTGTAGTTCCTGGAGTCATATATGCAGGAGCTCCTGTTGCATCTTCAAGGTATGTTCCTATAACAAACCCATCAGAAGAAGCAGATGAATCTGTTACTGCAGAGAAGCCTATTCCAGCTCCAGGGTGTATCCATTTATTTTCATATATACTTCCATTTCTATTTAACCAACTAACCCCATCTGACCCTGTAGGGAGGTTTGAATATCTTCCTGACCCTTCTTGCCATGATTGTGATACAGCATATGCCTGTAGATTTAATATTTGAGTTAGATTTTTAGGTTCTGTGGATGTTAATTGTAAACTACATGTTGATTTTGTATTAAAGTTAGAGGATCCTAAAGTATTTTGAATTGCTTCTGTAATATCATCATTTGAGAATCTTATAAGGATTCTTGAAGGATAATGTTTTTGATCTGATGATCCTTTTTCTTTTACTACTTCAATAATTTCATCATGCCCTGTATTTAGGTGAAGTCTGTCAGGGTGACTATATATTGTTGTGTCTATTTCTGGAAAGATATTATAATATGCCATTTTAATATGTTGTTACTCGTCCTTTAATGTCTGTGTTAGGGTATTTTATTTCAAATATGCTAGGATCTAATGAGGGGTATATTACTCTTTTTCTAGTAGCTCCATGAAAATCATATTTATACTGAGAATATCCTAAAGAAGTTCCTGTTTTGTTTCTAAATTGTATTTTTTCTAATGTTTGTACCCCCTGTATTCCTGCTATTAAGTTTTCTACTTCAGATATAATTATTGGTTGATTTATTTGCCATTTATCTATATTAAAGTAATCTTTTAATTCTGCTATGCATTTTACTAATACTTCTTGGTTGTTATAGTTTTTAAAAACTGTTATGTCAAATTCTACTTCAAAATTAACAACAAAGCCGTTTTTAATATTAACAGCATCTGTTAGCATTCTGTATTGTTCTAAATATGTTCTTAAATTTGTTTTTGTAGCATTATTTAGATTAGTTAAGCTTTTATTTGCATCGTATCCTAAAGTATATAGGTTAAGGGCTAAAGGATTAGGTATACGATTAGGCTCATTAGTCATAGGGGTAATTTGATCATCCTGTGTTATGTAAGCTTTTGCTACACTTCCAAATCGAGGGGGCATAGATAAAGTTCTAATTAAATAATCATCTTTTGTTACTGTTCTTTGTTGAGCTGAGAAGTTAGCCATCGCATTCATTCTAATCTCTTCTATACTATCTCCGTCTCCCCCTCCTCTAGCGGATTCTGGGTTATTAGAAGCTACTGATCCCTTTACAAAATTAGACATAGCTACAGATAAGTTGGGTTTGGGAGTAGTAATTATATTGTCTACTAGAGTGATAGTGTTTGAATTTACATTTGATGATATTCCTCCCCCTACAAGATACTTAACTGTTAGTGTTGTATTTGCGGGGGATTCTCCGTATGCTTTAGTGTACATAAAGTTAGAAGGGTCATAAGCAGTATCTAATTTGCTTCTACCATCTTTTATTCCTAATCCTATATTATTAGGATCTGGTGTTATTATAGGGTCAGAATTATCTGTAGATCCAGGTCCAAATTGGATTTCTAATTCTCCTCTTGATTTAAAACGAGATACAAATCTTTTTGGTACCTTTTTTATTTTTAAAAGATAGGGTGTTTGTTGGTTATATTGATGTAGTTCAGGATCATTAGCTCCTGTATTTTCTACTTCTTCAAAAATTGTATCTTGAGCTAAATAAGGTACTTCTGACCATGTATTTCCTGCATCGTCTGTTATAGATTCAATAGATATTATGTTAGGATTAAAGATAGTAAGAGTTTTAAATCTTTCAGGTGATCCTATAGGAAAGGTTTGGGATATTATGTTTCCAGATATTGCTTTTACTTTTTTCTTTAATAAAAAATATTCAGGGTTACTAGAATTATCATATTGGTAGATACTAGTATCTGTAGGGTCTATTGAAGAAGAATAACTAAATCTAATAGGTTCTGTTAAGTAAAAAATAGGACCGTCTGTTGAAGAAAATGTTGAGTTTTCTTTTATAGTTAAAGCATAATCAAAATCTGGTTGATAAGCATTATCATGAAATATAGAGGGAACTAAATGAAAAACTTCTAAATCAGTACTAGCTGCTGTAGTTGATTTTGGTTTGTAACCCATAGTATAGGCTAAGTTATATAAATTTTCTTCTTCTTGAGCTAAAAGTAAAAAGCTTTCTCTCATTTGTGTATCAGTGTAAAAAGATAAAACATCTCCTACATAGGCAGACATTTCTAAAAACATCATAGCAGGATTACCTTCACTAAAGTCATTAAAGTTATTAGGAAAGTAAATTTCAGCAAATTCTATTAACTGATCTTTAAAAGAGTTATAATCTTTATTTAAATATTTAACATCTTTATCTTGATTTTTATTTGTAATCTTTGTATAAGCCATTATTAAATAGTAATTGTGATAGCATCTTGTGTGTTATCTAATTTGAACTGATAAGTTATTTTTATGTTTAAGGTGTGTTCATCAGGAATAAAATCTGTATCTGTGTTTACTAGAAATATTTCTGGGATGTATATATTGATTTGTTGATTTATTTCTTCTTCAATATTATCTGGATTTATTGTTTGTTCAAACAAATAATCCTGTAAAGCTACGCCAAAGTTAGGATGGTTTACTCTTTCTCCCTTTTTTGTTAATAAAAGGTTTATTAAATTATTTTTTACTTGATCTTTAGTAGTAGGGGTTCCTGTAAACATATTTGTTTCATCTAAAGGAAAAGCTACCCCAATAGTAACATTATTGTTAATATCTAAAGGGTTTATTCTTTTTGTTCCTTGAATTATAGGCATATGTTATTTTTTCTTTTTTTTAATTATTGCTTTCATTAAACTACTATAATCTCTTGTTACTGCATTAGCTACAGATTCAGGCATCCCTGCTGTTTCTACAGGCATAGGGGCGCCTGATGAAAAGGGTTGTGATAAACTTACAGGGCTTGTGTTAGCATCTGAAGGGATGCTAACTCCTGACATTGCTGTTTCATTTAATAGATCATTTAAAGTAGAATTGTTTGTAAAATTTTGTTTTGTTTTTTTGATTTTTCTTGTTTTATTTATAGTTGGTTTTGGTGGTGATAATTTTTCCTTTAAATTATTTTTAAGACTATTAGTAGTAGTAGTAGGTTTAGTTTGTTCTGTAATAGTTGGTTTTAACTCATCACGTAAATCTTCTTTAAGTGATTTTATTTCTCTACGTAACGCATAATCTATTTCTTCTCTAACTATTTTTCTAATTAGATTTTCGAATGTTTTTGCTTTCATTATTTTCTAATTTTTATATGTTAATAAATATAATTTTTTTTAATTTATTGGTACAATTTTTCTCTCAAAGCGTGTTTGGAATCCAAAATCTGTAGCATTTAATCGTTCTATTATCTCTGTTTTGCCTTGTCCTTCAAGTTCTAATAAAAGACTTTCATATAATTGTGCTAATTTATCTGATATTCCATATAATTCGTTATTGGGTCTTGTATTATTTCCTAACCCTGTATGTCCAAATCCTGAGGTTGTTCCTTGTACTCCTGTATTTCCATATCCTCCAAGTCCGTTTTCACCTCCTAACCCATAATCTGCTTCTTGATTAGGGCTTTCAACCCCACTGACATCTCCAACAACCTCTCCCGTTGGGTTAGCAGCCTCGTATTCTGCTATGGCTATTTCTTCTAAGTCTCTTTCTAATGCAAACAGTCCTGTAGGGTCGTTTTTTAGTATTTCTTCTTCTAATAATTTTTCATTTATATTTCCATCTTCGTCCATTACAGAGGTATCTGAAGTATTACACATTTGAATGTACATCATATATAAATATTCTATAAGTGCTTTTATTTTTTGTACAAGCATTAATATTGGTGTTATTAAAAGAATTGCTGCTGCTATTGTAGCTATTATTCCTAGTGCTATTTTTATATATTTAGTTACTTGAGATTGGACTGATTTTATTGCACCTCCAAAGGCTTGTACTATTCCTTTAGCTTTTGCAATAATGTCTGAGATTTTTTGTATGCAAGGTCCTCCTCCTACTGGTGGACAAAACGCTAAAGTAATAGGAGCTAACATTACTATTATTTTTAATACAATTATTATACCTGCTAAAACAGCCATAATTTCTGCGATTTTTGGTAGTACTTTGTCTACTATTTTTTGTAGTTTTGCTTTTAAAGAATCTAATTTTCCTTTAGCTTTTAATAAAACGTTTTCTAATTTTGATATTAAACCATGAACTTTATCATATATTCTTTTCATTTTTTTCTGAGCCTGTATACTACAAGCAGCAGATATTAATTTTTCTTTTATTTCATCTTTAGAAGGTAATTTTTCTACTACTTTCATTACTTGCTTTTTACCTTCTTCTTGTACTTTCATTTTAGCATCTCCTAGAGGTCCTCCACACTGTTTATTAAGCATCTGTGTTAATTGTTCTACTGCCATATTATGCTACTTTTGTTATGTTACTTTTAAAATTATTTACTTCTTTTTTTAAATCAGAGATTCTATCTAAAACTTTAGAAAATTTTGCTTCATTTTTTACATTAGGTGATGTAACAGGCCCATAAGGGGAAGGTGAAATAAAAGTTAGTTGTCCTGTTATTACGTCTATCATTTGTTCTAATGTTTCTAACAGGCCTCCTGTTCCCCCTAAATATACTCCTAATTCATGTCCCTTTACTGCGGGACTATAGGGTAAACCCTCTCTATTTAAACCTAAATATATATTGGGGGCATTTATTATAAATTTATTTTCAGGTAAATTACTTGTATTAAAATGAAAATTACCGTTTGTACTAAATCCTATTTGTTCATTTGAATATAGAAGTATAGCATCATTTCGAGCATTAAATACTAATCTATCTGAATTTATTATTACTTGTTTACCTTCATATGTATTAGGTTTTATATTTTCACTCATATTATACTATATTTTGAATTGCTTCTGTTATTCCATCTTGGTATTCTTTATGGGCTCCCCTTCTTTCTCCCTTATAGTATTCATGGATGTTTTCTCTTTCAGAAGCCAAAGTAGTTTGATTATCATTTTCTCCTGCTTTGTATGATAGATGTATCCATGATTTGTTTCCCCTTTCAGGGTAAGCCCACATTAATTCATTCCATTTTGGTAAGTTGTTTATACACCAATTAAATATATATGAGGTATGTTCTTCAGGTACTTTAAAATCAACAGCACGTCCTGATAAGTGAGTGTTAAAAGGGTGAGATCCTCCTACCATTCTATTTAGTTCTATACTTCTATAAGCTGAGAGTATTATTAAATTAGGATATTGTTCTATTACTTTATCTAAACAATTTTCCATAAGATCTTTTAAATTTTGTACTATTTGTTCCCCATTATATTCTTTATTTACCCCTGGATAGTTGTTTAATTTATAGTAATAAGGATTATTATAATCATAAGAGACTAAATGTTTTAATTTATAATATTTTCCTATTTCTTGATCTAAGGGGCTATGTATCTCAGATATACTTCCTGAAGATAAAGCATATAATTCAGGTACTCCCTCTGTAGGTTTTGTTTCCATATTTAATATGGTTTCGTCTGTAGGTTTTATACGCTGAGTATCTGTTTTTCTTTCTATTATAAGGGAAGTATTTTCAACTGTATACCAAGGCAGTTCTTTTAATTCTTCTTTTATTATTTCTTTTTGGGTAACTCTTCGAGGAGTATTTAACACTATATCCTCGTTTACATTAGTAAAAGGCTGTTTTTCTATTTGAGGTTCTATTATTATGTTTGGTTTTTTAGCCATTATTCTTGTGGTTCTGTTGGTTCAGCATGATATGATTGATCATTGTCTGAAGCTACTGTAAAGTTGGTTAGTTTTTGAGTTGAAGTTAAATATATACTTGAATCATCAGTGTCTATTTTTTCTGTTGTATGTATCCATCCTTTGTCTTCTGTTTCTACTGTTTGTCCATTTCTTATTATTATTATAGGGTCTCCTGTTGTTCCTTCTTCTGAATCACTCCAATTGTTTGTATTTTCTTTAGGTATTATAGTTTCGTCTTTTTGTTCTTTAGTCGTTGAACCCAATCTAATAGAATTACCAAACCTACCCTCTAATATCATGTCTCCTTCATAGGGTAATAGGGGTTTTATGTCCATTTTTTCATGAAAATATCTTCCTAAATCTATATCTGTGCTTCCGTCTGTTACTTGTCTAGATATTCCTGCTTCTGTTCTTTGGTAGTCGCTAGCGTTTTGTTCATTTGTTTCAAATAGTGTTGTAGGAAGAGCATTATGGTGTGGGTGGTTCCATATGTTTAAGTCAGGAAAATAATAATTAGTTCTAGAATTATCGTTATATGTTTTTTTGTCAAAAGTAGAAGCTATTAAAACTATTTCATTTCTTAAAGGATATTTTTTAATAAAAGAAAAAAAGGGAATAGCTACTTTTTGATTATCCCAAGGAGCTTCTAAAGGTGTGTTATCTTTTAGTTTAGTATAGGTTATAGTTCCTATAGAGTCATACCCTCCATATTTTTCTGCGAAAGGGTGATTTATATCTAATATTATGTCTAAGACTCTTACTGCTTCTAAATGTTTTGTTTTAGCAGATCTTGAACCAAAAATACCTGTGTCTTTTTTATATACCATCTTCGGGTGCTTTTATTTGTTTTGGTTTTTCTACAGTTTTTGCTATTTCTTCTGCGACTTCTTGTAGCTGATTCATCTCTTCTTCTGTTAATAACCCTCCATCTCCTGTATTTGCGTTACCCGTAGATAAACGTTGAACTATGGCTGCCATTTTTATCAATTGGTCATCATTTTTGACACTAATTTCCATGTATTCCTTAATTAAGGGGACTACTACGGTGGCATCTCCTAAAGAAGTAATAAGAGGGCGTAATTCAGCTATTAAAGATGCTAATTGTTTTGATTTTTTTGATTGATTTTTGTGAATTTCTTTTAATAAGTCAGAAAAGCTTTTATCATCAAAAATTATTTGGTTTAATGAATCCATATCTTTTATGTTTATTATAAATATGGAATTTTTAAATTCTTACATACCCTGTATCGATATATTCGTAATGTAGATTTTTATGTAATTGTTTTAGTTTTTTTGTAACTTTTGTAATTACAGGAGTATCTACATCTGTCATTTCACGAATATAAATATATAGTGCCTTTTTATTAAAGATTTCTAAATTTTCTCTTCTTTTAAAGAGTATATTAATAGCATCCGCTACTTTTCGGTCTTTATCTTTTTTAAATAAAGTAAATATATGTTTATCTACATATTCTGTGTAGTAGTCTATAAATTCTTTTATGTCTTTTTTGCGTTGATCTCTTCCTAGTTGATGTATTACTCCTGCATCTTCATCTGCTGCTAGTAGATCTACTTTTTGTTTCTTTTTTTTATAGTTATTGTTATTATATAATATAAGGTAATTTTTACCTACAATTGAAAAATAACTAAAAGCTTTTGTTCCTTTATCAGGATTAAAATAATCTAATTTTTCTAAAAGAAAACAAATAACTTCATGCTTTAAATCTTCTAAATCATCTACTTCTGTGTAATAAAATTTAAAAGTATGAATTAAGTTTTCAGCTAGCTTGTAGAAGGGATAGTGTATTCTTGAAGAAAAAATATAATCTCTTTCATCTTGGTTTGAAGAAGCTAAATATTGTTTTATAGCTAAGTCTGTATCTTCAGTGAAATATCTTTTTTTTGTTCTTTTTCTTCCTCTCTTTTTAGGTCCTGGGACAGAAGAACCAGTATGTACTGGTTCTATAGGGGGTTTTGGGATAAAACTATGTTTATTAGGCATATTATTTAAGTGTAAATTCGTTTAAAGCATCTTGTATTTTTTTAACTTCTTCAAAAAACCATCCTATCTCATCATCTGCGTAGAATATATTTTTGTTGTCTATATCTTTTAGTCTTATACCACAGTGATTTATAGCTTCACTTTGTTTTGCTATAAAATCTTCTAAAGCTTCATTTTTTTTCAATAAATTAAAAAGAGCAAAACTTAATGATGTTACTGTTATTGTAAGTATTATTGTTGCAATTGTCCATCCCATAATTTAGTCTTTAAAAAAAGAATCTATAACGTCTAAAGTAGCGTTAGATAGATTCGGGTTATTTTTAGTATTTAATTTTTTAGCATTTCTTAAAGTTTTGTCTCCTTTAGATGCATTTTTAGGTTTTGATTGTTTAGGCACTGCATCTGTTGCATTGTTCCATATTTCAAACTCAATTTGAGCTGCCATATGGTCTGCTTGGTGCATTAGTAAAGGTAAGTGTGATCTTAATTTAGTCTCTTTCATACCTGACATAAAATAAAATTTATTACTTTCATCATATAATCCATCATGGATTTTGATTCCTATATATTCATTTTGAGATACTATACACCCTATTTGTTGTAATAAAAATAAAGATCGTTCTGGTATTTTCATAGCAGGGATATCAGTGTTAAATTTATAAATTTGGCCTAATTTATCTATATGCCATTGAGAATCATTTGGTTGATAATATTCGCCTTCTTGTTGGCCCATCTTGCCTAAATCATGGAATAAAGCGACAAAATGCATTTCTTCAATGGTATATGTGGATATATCACCTCCCATTTTATTCCACGTTTTATATAATTCATTTGCACAATCATATACACGTAAAACGTGGTCAACATAACCACCAGCAAATGCTGAATGATGCCAATTCTTAGCTGCTGCAGGCATCATCATTATTCTATCTTCGAATTTTTCTAAAAAGGGAATTAATATATCTGTTCGTTCTTTAGATATATTTGTTTTTATTTCGTTTAAATAACGATCCCAATTTGATTGGATTTTTTCTGCTGATAACATAACCTTTATTTTTTATTGAAACATGCCTGTTTGTGGTGCACCACTAGCTCCTATACCACTTGATCCTTCTCCTCCTGCTATTGTTATTATGTTTTGGAGGTCTTCGTAAGCGTCCTTAAGGGGTCCATTTTCCATAAATTCTATGGCTTCTTGTTGTTTACCTGCTCTTATTATTTTGTTAAGAGCTAATAGATTTTGGTCTAATCTTTCTAAATTTGCTTGTACTTGTCGTGCGTATTTCATAATAATATTTTATTTTATAGGGGTATATAATAAGGGAAATTTAGAAAACCAAATATTTATTCAGAGGCTTTACCAAAAATAGCATCAAAATCTAAAGCCATAGAACCTTGGGCGGTTTTTATATGGTTTAAAGCATCAGGATTTGTATTTATTTTGTCAAAATCTATAGCCCAAAACCTACAATCTCCGTTTTTTAATAAATTAGCTAAAAAACCTCCTTGTCCTGGTTTTCTTTGTATTTTAGGTCTAACAAATTCTATAGCCATAGCTCTAGCACCTTCATCTGCTGTTTTATATTCTCCTAATCTGTCGTCTAAAAAGTTTAGGTTAGTTTCTATTTGTGAGAATATTTCATATATTTCTGCTAATTGGGAAAAATCTACAGTTCGTATTTTTATTATTTCTTCAAAAGCTTCTACTAAATTTTTTCCATCCCATGTTAAAGGATTTACATCTTTAGGTCCTTTCTTTTTACCTTCTGGGATACCTTTAAATATTGTAGTTAAAGCATTAATTCCAAAAATAATACCTAACATTTTTAATTGTTCTCTATCTTGACCAAAACGACCTAAACTTTTTTTACCAATATGTGATTTAAAAGCTTTTACTTCAACTCCTACGCCATTAAATTCTAAATCAGGGTTATCTGCTCCTCTTGTATCTAATACATTTACTGGAGATTTAGAATGATTATATAACCAATATAGGGCTACTTCTCCATTTCCTACTCCTTTAGTTCCTCCTTCTGTTTCTCCTTCTTTAGGAGGAGTCAGTTCCCAAAATTCTTGCCACCATTTTAAGTCATCTGGTTTAACTTTAATGTTAAAAGTATTCCCTCCTTTACCTGGAAAGGGATAAATATGTTTAGATGTAGGTATAGGTTTTTTTGGATCCCAACCACGATTTTCTACTAGATGTTTTTTAATAACAGTATCATAGGTTTCAGATCCTTCTTTAGGAGGATCAATTTCTCCATCATTATCAAGGTCTAAGCCAGTACTAGTAATATCAGCTGTTTGTTCTGGTTCTTCTTCTGGTTTTGGTTCATTAGCTTTAATTTTGTCTAATGAATGCATAAAATCTGTATTGTCAGGGTTGAATTGATCAAATATATGATCTGTAGGAAGATTTAATTCTGTTAGTATTTCTTTTAAAATTTGAACATCAGAAGGGCTATCCATTGCCGGATAACCCTTTTGAGTTCTATAAGACCATTCTAATACTAACTCATCGAGAGTCATGGCTTATCTTTTTATATTAGCCAATTTTTGTAAACGGGATTTTACACCTTCGTGTAATTGAGCATTGCCTTTATCTTCTCCTGTAGCTCCATATGAACCTCCATATTTTCCTGAAGTGCTTGCTGCATTTCCACCTGTTTTTTCACCATATGCTTCTTCCATAGGTGCTTCTTCTTCATCTCCAGCTGGTTCTACCATATCTTCAGGCGCATCTGGACCTGCATCTAGGTCTGCGTCTACTTCTTCTTCGTCATCCATTTCTGGTTCCATTCCTTCTTCACCTCCTTCGAAATAAGATTTTAACATACCAAATATTTTTTGTAGTTGAGCTTCAGCTCCATCAGGACCTCCTGCGGGTGCTTCCATAGCATCAATATCTCCATTATCTACTTGTACACCAGGGCCTCCCATTGGTGGTGCTGGCATACCAGGAGCTCCTGGTGCTGGTGGCATTCCTGGGACCTGTTCATTAACGTATTGATTAAATTCTTCTTTAATCATTTTTTGTAATTCTTTTAAAGTCATTTTTTTTTTATTTTAAGTTGTATTAATTAGTCTTACTTTTTTTATATTTTTTATAACGAGGTTTTCTTCCTCGTCTTTTTTTTCCTTTTGCTGCTTCAAGAACGTCTTTAGATTGATTTGCAACGTTTTTAAATGCATTTTTAACATCTACTAGCTCTCTTCTCATTGCTTTAAGCCTAGTTTTTGTTTCTTTTAATGCTGCTTCAGCTTTCTCATCTATTGTTGTTGAATTCCAAAGAGCATTCCATAACCTTTTAAAATATTTTATCATAACTTTTTTGTTTTTTGTTTTTTGTTTTTTATCTTTTATAACCTCCTACAGATGATCCTATACCTGTGTTTCTTAAAAATCCAAATATTTTTTTTAAAGCATCTGTTGCTTTAGGGTATTTTTCTTGCATTGCTGGATCTTCAGACATCATTTCTAGAGAAGCTACTATACTAGCGGTTCCTAGTAATCCCATTATCCCTCCTATAGCTGACCACATAGAAGGATCTTCATTTAATCTTGTTTGTAGAGTCTCATCTATATTATCTTTATTATCTTTACCTGTTGCTTTTTTTATAGCTTGATCTTTAGCTGCTAGATAATCATCAGAATCTATGTCTCCGTCTCCATCTACGTCTCTCTTCTTACCTTCGTTATTAGGAAGTTTACCATATTTATTTTCTATTATCCATTTTTTGTAATTAAATTCTGCCATTTTGTTTTTATTTTTAATTAGAATTAGGGTCTCCTAGTCCACATGTTAAGCCTTCCATATATGCTATTTTTGCTATTTCATAGTAAGGTTTAATTTTACTTGATCCTTCTCTTAAATTTATTCCGTACTCTTTGATTATATTTAATAGTTCTTTATGGACTTCTCTATCCATAAGAGTTCCTGCTACTGATCTTCTGTCTATTTTTTCTTTTAATAAGATATCTTCTCTTTCTTTTTCTATATCTTCTAATCTTGTGTTAATAGCTTTAATCCTATCAGTAACATGGTCTGTACCATCCCCACTATATACAGGTGATTTATCTGATGTTTTTATTTTTTTTAGATCTGATTCGTAATCTTCTCTATTATATGATTTTTTGCCTTTTTTCTTTGCATTAAAAGCTTGAGCTAAAGGACGTACTTTATCTTGTAACGATTTTTTTTCATTTCTTAGTTTTTCTTCTTCTTTATCTAAACCTTTCATACCTTTACCACTTTTCTTTCCTACTTTTGTAGCTTGTTTAGATATTGTATCTTCATCGTCTTCAAAATCAAGATCTAAATCATCTGATTGTTCTTTTAGTAGGTTTTTTTTAATTTGGTTTTTTATAGCTTCTTTAAGTTTATTTTTTCCTGAAGCTGGTTTCATTGAAGTTTCTTCTTGAAATTCTTTTATCCATCTTTTAAAAGATGGTTTTTTAGACTTATTTAAAAATGTATTTTCATATTGAAGCATACCAGAATAATAAGAAGGATGTTCTTGTAAGTTGTGTAAAACTGTTTCTGTTGCTTTCATTCTTTCTTCAGGTGATGATTCAGATAATCTATCGCATCCCATTTCTGATAAAACATAGTCCATACCTTTTGAAAATTCATATGGGTTAACATGATCTAGTCTGTTTTCTACTTTTGTGCTTCCTTTTACTCTTTTTTGTTTTGAGTAATTAGGTGTATATCCTCGAAATTTATTATTTGCCATTTTATAAGTCTTATTCCCTAATAAATATAAATTAATTTTAAAAGGCGTTATTGTTTTATAATTTTATTGTTTATATTTTGGTTATTGTAAGTAATATTTAAATTATAAACACCACTTGGTAAGTTAGTCATGTCTATTTCATTTGTTTTTTCTTTAAAAATAACTAATTTACCCATCATATCATATACTTTTATATCAATTTCTTTATTTGAATTTAATATGTCAATTACTGGGTTAGGGTATATTAATAATTCAGAAGAAAATTCTTCTAAATCAATAGGCCACCCTAAGTCACAATAATTATATAATTCAATACAATAAGAATTCCAATCACCTGTACAACATTCTGTGTCAATTGATATTACCCATTCAAAACATTCATTAGGTAACCAATATGGGACTCCTGGCCCCCCACTACATTCTGCATCATATTCACATGAATTATCGTCTGTGTTTGCATTTCCATCATAATTGTAAGCATTTATGTCTGTACAGCCCTCTAATATTTCAATACATGACCCATTATCCGTATTAGCATTTTCGTCGTAGTTAAATGAATTTTCATCTGTACATCCATAAACGACTTCTATACATGAAAAGTCTTCTGTGTTTGCTTCTGAATTGTAGTTAAATGCTGTTTCGTCAGTACAACCATAAACTACGGGTATACAAGAATCATTATCAATATTAGCTAATTCATTATAATTGAATGCTTCTGGATCAGTACAACCATAAATGGGTAGTATACAAGAGAAGTCATCTACGTTAGCTAATTCATTATAATTAAGAGCAGTTGGGTCTGTACATCCTTCAACAACTGCAATACATGAGCCGTTGTCTACATTAGCATTCTCATCATAGTTTAATGCAGTACTATCAGTACAACCATAAATAGGTAATATGCAGCTAAAATCATCTACATTTGCATCTACATTGTAATTTAAAGCAATAGGATTAGTACATCCCTCTATAACTGCAATACATGATCCATTATCTGTATTAGCTAATGGGTCATAATTAAACGCTGTACTATCTGTACAACCATATACATAAGCTATACAATTACCATTATCTGTATTTGCATTGATATCGTAATTAAACATAGTTGGATCTGTACAACCATAAATAAATGGAATACATGATCCATTGTCTGTATTTGCATTGACTTCATAATTAAACATTGTAGGATCTGTACAACCTAAAACAGGATAAATACAACCAAAATTAGTATTTGCAAGAGTATCTGTGTTTATAGCTAAAGTATCTGTACAACCTAAAACAACTTCAATACATGAATTATCATTTGTATTAGCTAACACATTGTAGTTAAAAGCAGCTGGATCAGTACAACCTAAAATAGGATAAATACAACCTGAATTAGTGTTAGCAAGTGTATCTGTGTTTAATGCTGTTGGGTCTGTGCATCCAATAATTACTTCTTCACATGAACCATCATCTACATTTGCATTAACATCATAATTAAAAGCATCAGGGTCTGTACATCCTAATGAGGGGTATATACAACCAGAATTTGTATTTGCTAATGTATCTGTATTTAGTGCTGTTGGGTCGGTACATCCAATAACTACAGCTTCACAACTACCATCATCAGTGTTTGCATTAACATCATAGTTGAATGATGTTGGGTCAGTGCAACCTAAAATAGGATAAATACAACCAAAGTTTGTATTAGCTAATGTATCAGTGTTAATGGCTAAAGTATCTGTACAACCTAATACGACTGCTATACATGTATCATCATCTGTGTTGGCTAAAACATTATAATTGAATGCAGCTGGATCAGTACACCCATAAATAAACGGTATACAACTAAAATTATCTGTGTTGGCTTCTTCATTATAATTTGTAGCTGTTGGGTCTGTACAACCATAAATAAAAGGCTCACAAGATCCATTATCCGTATTGGCTGCTTGGTTATAATTAAATTGAGTATCATCCATACAACCCTCAATTACTGGAATACATGAATCAGGATCATCAACATTTGCCTCTTCATTATAGTTAAAGGCCTCTTCATCCATACAACCAACAATTACTGAAACACAAGAACCATTATCCGTATTAGCGTTTTCATTATAATTAAATGCTAAATCATTTGTACAACCTTCAACAACGGGAATACAATTACCATCATCAGTATTGGCATCTTCATTATAATTATATGCTGTACTATCTGTGCAACCTAAAACTGTTGGAATACAAAGTGTACCACAAAATGGCATTGCTGAATATGTTTGAAAAAATGGTGGTTGGAATGGTTGAAGTGCACCTTGACCATTGTCTGCAAAAGGATTCCATCCTTCATATAATAATATAACTCCATTTGCATTAGTTAATTTAAATGAATTATGCAATGTTTGAAATTCTACTTCTTCTGGTGGAGTTTGTGCACCCCCAACTGCAAAATAATAAAATGTGACTGGCTTATCTGTTTCTAACCATATGGGAAATGTTTGTTCATATTGTCCTGGCCCCATTGTAAATGACCACATATTATCTCCTTGAACAACCCCTAAAAATGAATTACCCCATCCATCTGCCCCTGCATCACCAATCCATAATTCATAATTACAATTAGGATATATTTCCATTTGTGTTGCATCTGGATTATAATTAAATGCATTTTCATTTGTACAACCAAATATATGTTCATTTAAACAAGAGCCATCATCTACATTTGCACTTGAATTAAATTCTTGATAGTCACTATCTGTACATCCTTCAACAGCTTCTTCACCACCACATATAGGAACTTCTAACCAAGTTGAATAACCTACTTCTCCAAAACCTACACCAACATTTTCTTGAGCTGCATTAACCCATGTTCCTGATGATAATGTAGTAATTGTATCTCCATCACATCCAGTTATAACGACTTCACCATCCATTGTCCCACCAGTAGTTGAACCTGCCATACCATCACCGTAAGTATCTGTTATAATAAATTCAAAACCTCCTTCCATTGCACAAACATCATATGTATAAGTTTGTCCTACATCTTGAAAAGTATATGTTCCATCTGTAATTTCCATAGAACCATCACCACTAACAAATGACCAACCTGTCTCTCCAGGCCAATTGTCTAATGTTATGTCTATTGTTAAAGGAGTATATCCTACATCACATGATTGGCCCCCACATGAACCATCGTCTACAGTTGCCCATGGGTTGTAATTAGGAGCATTCTCATCTGTACAACCTTGTGTACATGGGTATGGTGTATATAATATTGTTTCGGATTGTGTACTGTCTGCAAATGTTGCTTGGAATGAAAATTCTTCTTCCCAGTTAGGAGGCATTTGACCATTACCTGCATAAATACCAAATATACCATTATCAATATCTGTAGTATAACTATAAGTATTTGTGCCTTGGCCTCCATAAGTTATTTGAATTACATTACAATTAGGATTATCTGGATTAGCTCCCCAATTATAATAAAGAAGAGCAGAACCTCCATCACAAGTTTGATCTACAAACCATTCACCTAATCCATCACAAGCTGGATATTCACATAAGAATTCATCATTAACATCAGCTGATTCATCATAGTTAAGTGCATTTTCATCCATACAACCAATTACTGGAGGGTCTGGTGGAGCACAGGGGGCAATTGTTAATGATTCAATTAACATTGCACCATAATTACCTGATGCATAAAATAAGGTATCTTGACATACATTAGAAACTAAACACCAACCTAAATTATCTGGTGGATAACCTAAACCATCCCCCCAAGAATCTAATAATTCAAACGTATAATCACCTGAATCTAAAATTATTTGGTGAAATGCTTCTGCCTGCCCATTTTCATAACCTCCCCCGGAAGCTACTGGTATTGAGTCTGTTCCATTGTATAAATTCCATGTGACTTCATCTGCATAACCATCAAAATCAAATTGAACATTTACCCAACTATCTTGGGAGAATATAAAGAGGGGTAATAATAATAGTAATAATAACTTTTTCATACGCGTATATTTTTTAAATTTTAAAATCTTCATTTTTTAAGTTTAATTCAGATAATCCTTTATCTATAGGGGGCATGTCATCAGGGTTCTCAAAGTCTTCTGGATTCATATTTGTTTCTTCTTGTTTTGATGGCCATTTACCCTTTTCTTTATAGAAATAAACACTAACAGCATCTTTAAAGTACTTTTCTATTTTTTCTTCAGAAATTTTAGTGTCTGGGTTTAGGTTTAAGGCTTTTACAAAAAAAGAAAAACCTCTAAATCTATCTTTTAAAAAATTTTTAATACCTGATTGTTTAGGTCCTGGTTCATTATTTGCATTTTGCATTCTAATTGTGGGGGTAGAGTAAGAGTATAAAACTTGTTCTACAGCTGCTTGATCTATATAAGGTTTATTATTTTCTAATCTAATAAATCTATTATCAGTAGCTGTGTTGTTTTTTCTTGGCCTTTTTTTTATTGAAGGCAGTGCAATTGTTTTAATTTTCATTAATTAAAATTGATCCATTAATATTTCATCTATTACTTCTTGTACCTCGTTTTTCGTTGCTTTCATAGTAAACGAAATGTCAGCTTGAAATCTCTTTACTTCTTTTCCATTAAATACTATGATGGTTGGTACAACTACTACTTCCCATTCTGCTTGAGCAGCTGCATCAGCTGCTATGTCAATATATTGGATTTCGCAGTCTTTTAATTTTTCTACCCATTCTACATCATTTGCTGAATTCCATCCAGCATTAAATTGTACTACACAAAGTTCTGAATCACAGGGTGATTGAGTATATGCTAAAAAGGGTAATAATAATAAGAATAATAATTTTTTCATGTGTTTTATTTTAGTCGATCTATTTTTTCTTCAATACGTCTTAAGTCTTCTTTTATTTCTTGAACGTCATCTTGGGTGTTTTGAATAGTTAGTCGTATGTTTTTGTCCTTCATATCAAATTCCATTCGTGTAACATCTGGATTAGGGGGAATAGGAAGTTCTTTAGCTTCAGCAATGTCTGCTTGAAGTGTGAACCATAGTCCTACTATAGTAAAAATAAATACTGCTATACCTCCTAAGGTTTTTATGCTTACATTAAAGCCTGTATCTTCATTTAATTCTTTTGCCATCTTTTAAAATATTTTGTAATTAAGTCCGAGTGAGAAATTATGCCATTCTCTATTCCAATATTTGTTATATTTACCTTCAACGAAGGCACCTAAATTCTTATTAAACCAATAACCAAAAATCAAACCGCCAGAATAATCTAACCATTGACCTCCATTAAAATTATGATATGAATATTCATTCCCATCATCATAATGATAGGGCATTAAATTACCCCATGAGTGTAACCAAAACTTTTTATCATAATGATAAAAGTCAAAACCAATAATTACAGAATGTTGTAGTGTATTGTTTAATTTATTTCTTTCTGATTCAACAAACTCATCTAATACTGTTGGTATAATAACTTCCTTCCATACTTCGTTTGATGTTGCAACTACATTTCCATTAGGGTCTGTATATGTACTAGTAATAGGATCTATATTATATCCTTCCTGTAATGCTAAGTATGTGTAATGTAAATTGCCATTTTCTAATACCCAATCTGCTAAGGGGTCAAAACCATAAGGTTCAGCAATTCTCTGTACTGCTCCTATGTTAAGTGAAAATTTTCTGCTTAATTTTTGTCTATATCTTTGTGTAGATTCAAAGTATTCAATATCGGCAAAACCGTTTGTGTAGTATTCTACTTTAACTAACCATTTATCTGCTACATATCTTAAAAAATGATGTTGGTCAAAAAATGTTAGTCCTTGTTGTCTTTTATATTCTCCTTCAAATAAAAATTCAAATCCTGTTATTTTACCCATTGTAGCAGCATCTGAGAATGAGTTTTCATTACCTTTTTTAAATGCTTCCTTTGGTAAATAACCAAACCTGGCAATTTTTCTTACCCCAAATTTTATTGAATAGTCAAAAGGTGTTTCTATAACATCTTGGTTTAATTGACCTGTTGTAATAGAATATATATCATCATCAGATATCGATGTCCCTCCATTGATAGCACCATAAAATGTTGAAAATTTAAATACCTTTTTAACTTCTTTATTAAAATTAAACTTTTTTTCCTCTGTTTGGCCAAACATAAGAAGAGGAAATGCTAATAGCATAACTAATAGATGTCTCATATAGTGGGTTTTTCTAATAAATATAGAAAAGAGGAATAAAAAAGCAGCTCTTTCGAGCTGCTCCTAGGATTTTGACGACATGATCCTTGTTTACCGTGTGACGCGGGTACCTAACTAGGCAGCCATTGCAAATACTTGCTCTTTAGCAACTATAGTCTCTTGTGAAAGAGATCTAATAGCTGATAATGAAGCAAATATACTTGCTATCGTCGTGTTAACCTGTTTGCCGGTTACTGCGTTGGTCTTCCTCATACCCTTACTTACTGTCAAAGCCGGTCATCCCCATATCGTGTATTTTTAGTGGAGATGCCGGGAATCGAACCCGGGTCCAAATAAGCAGCTAATATAAGTACTAGCGACCGTGTATAAATATATTAAATATATTTTAATAATCCAAATCTAAATGGATGTCTTCTGTTTTGTTATGTATTTCTTTTAATGATTCTAATATTTCATCTCTAGTTAATTGAGAATCTCTTTCTATATCATCAATAAGGGTTTCTATTTTTTCTAATAATTCTTCCATTATTCTTGAACTCTTTTTAAAGCATATTCCCATAATTCACAAATTTCTTTATATTTGTGTTTTTCTTGGGTGTCCATTTTTTTAAGTTGTTTGTCAAATTTTTTACGAAGTTTTTTTTCTTCAACCTCTCTATAAATTCGATACATTGTATCTTCTTGATTTGCACTCATTTTATTTAATCCATTCGTTATATGCCTGTACATATGCTTCAAGTCTGGGGAGATCGGGGTCTTCTTTAAGAAGCTGTATAGCCCATTGTTCTACTTCTATTCTTAACCCATAAGCGCTAGCTTCTTCTAATAATAGTTCAATATCTTCTTCATCATTTAGAAGGTTTTCTTCCTCTTCTTTTTGGTCTTTCATTTGGAAAAAGTCTATAATGCTCTGTCCAATATTTTTTCTCAGCCAATTCCATCTTTTTCTTACAATCTTTAGTGATTCGCTTTTTTCTTCCATTTTCATGATATTTAGGTTCTTTTAATTTTTCTAATTTATAATATAATTTTTCAAGTTTATCGTATGTTGTGTCTAGTTGTTCTACTAAATAAGGTCCACGGGGGTATTTATTTAAATCATAATACCATCTAGAATCACCATAATCTACAGTGAATTTCATTTTTTTTTCTACATTTTCTTTAGGTCTTCCTCTATTTTCTTTCATGATACTAATTCTTTTTTTAATAATAAATTATTTAATGTTTTAGTTATTTCATTTATATTATTGATATTAATAAAAGATGCATCTTTACCATACATTTTCTTAAAATTATTTTCTGCATCATGTTTATAACTATTATATTCACCTTCTATAAAATAACTTAATATATTAACCCCACCTTTTTTGATATTTTTTACTACTCTAGCTGTATCTAATATAGCTTTTTCATCTTTATAATCAAGAAATGTAGGCATTCCATCACTCATATTAATGAGGTATGAATCTAAATAATATGAAGAATTAGGTATATTTAATGTTTCTAAACATATACCTTCAGGAGTTAATCCACTTTCACGATAATATTTTAATTTTTTTAGGTCTTTTAATTTATGTTTTTTGCTATCAAAAGCTAAAATTAATAATGGTACTATACCCCCTGTAAATACATCTCCAGTAGTTCTAATAGATATTAATACGTCAATATTATTCATATTAAGGGATATATAGCCTAATGCTATAGTATTGATTAGTGTTTGATTCCATTTATCTCCTTTCATACTACCACTACCATCAATTGATATATTTAAGCTTATAGGTTTATAATTAGCTTTGTCTATTTTATAAAATAAATCTTCTTCAAAACCAGCAGCATATATTCTTCTAGGATCTATTTTACCTTGTTTTAACCTTTTAGATGATGAAGTTATTTGCTCGTTTCTAATTTGTAATTTATTTAATAATCTTTTACCTTTAGTTATTCCTTGTTCTATTAAATTATCATTTTTAGTATATTTAAATGAATGGAATTTATTGTAT